ACCCGCTTGCACCAATTCAGCAATGTTTGCACAAACAGGCAATTCACGAGGTTGGAAATTTTTTACCTGTGCTGCTGGGGCAGCCGGCACTGCCCCAGATTCTAAATTTCTCAGTGCGAAGAAAACCAACCCTTGCACATCACTTTCACTCATGCCCATCCAACGCATCAAGCGTCGCATGCCTGGATTGAATCTAGTGCCAGGTTCCCAACCTGCTCGGTAGTTGCAGTTGAAACAGTGATATCTTACTCCACCGGTGGTGGTAAACAGTAATCCGCCACGCCGGCGACGATCGGCAGATTCACCACGATGCACGCAGCAAGGAGCGTCAAAACTGAGCCATCCTTTGCTAGCACTGCGGGCATTGTTGGGCAAAACAGATCGTATTGCATCCACTGGTGAAACAGCTATCATTTGATTACTATAAAGTATCTGTTCTCAGCAAGTCAATATCGATACAATATTTTATTCAAGGTACCAGCACTGCTGTTGACTTGAAATCTTATACCACGAAACATACCACTCCAAGTGTGACTGACCACACTGTTCTGAGACTGAAATTCTAAGATTTGAACATCAAAAAAATCATTGTTGGTTACAGTCACAGCAGTGCTCAAATGTGCTTGCACCGTGATGTTACCAGTGAAATCTGTAAAATAAAATGCAGCTGTATGCAGACCAGAGTTTTCGGTGTCCTGTAGATTGATCACAGGCGAAACGTTTGTTCCTGCGGCAAAATTTAGATTCAACACCTGGGTTTCCATCGGAACTGGATATGCATCGCCAACCACTTGTATCACACCAGCAGCGCCATAATTGTCATCCACATACACTGGCCAAATACGTGATTCAACATCGGTCATGAGCACACCATAATGATACAGCGATCTATCCAACTGTGACATTTGTGCTGCTGTGATGGTTCCACCAACTGTGCCACGCGAGGCATTAACAGAATCAAGCACCACAGTGAATTTTTCTCTAGCAGAGATCGGATCAGTTACAATCATGCGAAACTGGCTGGCTCCTACGTTTACTGTTTTTTGTTCTCGGTTGCGCAACTGCAATCGTATGTGATTGTCAATGCCACGCTGCAAGCGCAAGTTTTCTGCATATGCCATGCGATTATACCTATCCTCAGGGCCAAGATGGTCTAGCACACCATTGATAATTTGTTCATATAAATATCCATTGGTAACCGTCATTGGTTGGCCTCCGGGATTATTTATGAATGAAATTTATCACAAACTGTTAGAAAAGCACCCCTTTTTGTCCATAGTGCGCTATGCGCAGTCCAACGAATATGTGTGTGTGATACAGAATCAAGACAATGATATAACTACTATCTATGATTATGGGTTGTTAAGATCAGAACAACAGCAGTTGAGATTTTTGGAGCTAGCAGAAATTTGGTATTGGGAAAGCTCAAGAAAAATCCCAATCAATATATTTTTACGTGATGATTGGACGCCGTTTAAGTTTTGCGCTCGCAGTCTTATAACCAAGGAAGTTAAAGTTCTAGCTGGCAACTGTGTGCGTTTAGAAGATCTCAGTGATCGTAGAACCAAACGAAGAACTATAACATTGATCAAACGCTAGATTTTTCCACTAACAAATTCATATGCATTGCTGTGAGATATGCATAGCTCACAGCATGACTTTTCTTATAATAATAGGAATCATCCAGTGGCTTGGTCCAAATTTCTTGAGCAATTTGCTTCCAATCCAATCCTATTAGGTGCCGTTTGGCCGGGCGTATCAATGCAAGAAACATTGCCAATCTTGGTATGCTGTTCACTGGTTCTGCTAATTTTTGTAGCGTTGACCAATGTTGATTGATGTGTATTATCTTTGACACAAACTCTGGGTCGTGTAGCTGCTGCCACGGCGGTTCTGTTCGCATCAATTGCTGTAGATGCTGTTCGTCTCGCACTAGTTCGTAAACATTCACATTGAGAAAATCTAACTTTACATATCCAAGAGCTTCGGCTGTTTTGTGATCTATGCTAGCATAACCCACGGCTGGATCCACTGGAATAGCTGTAACATATACGCCGGTGTTGTGTTTGACAGCAACACCATTTCGAACTATACTAGCGGGCACATGCCTGATCAAACGCAAAATGCGATCTCTATCACCACTGTCAACGTCAATGTCCATTTAAAATCCACTGTCTGTGAGAATTGATCTACACCATTGTTCAGATTCTGGGTTTTTGCTCAGTATTTTGCTCCAACGATCGGGATCAATCCAACTGTAAATTAATAGAATTTGATCTTGATTTAACCGGGCAAGCATGGCAACACCACTGTCGCAACAATAAACCACCCAAGGGGATATTCTAGCATTGCTCAAATCAAAGCAGATTCTATTAGCGTTAGCGTATCGAAAATAATGATTCACCAAAGACTTGTTTTCTTGAGCCCAAGAATCCATATGTAAAATGCTGCGCTCCAATGCATCCTTGGTTGGTTCAACTGCAATATAATAGTTGAGAAACTCTTGATACAAAGAATCTTGACACCAATGGTCTAGTTTTTTATTGTTCAACAACAACCAATCAACAAATTGTTGACTTGCTATAGCATTGATATTGTGTAGGTGCCAACCAAATTTAACAAATGCAAGATAATAAGAACTGCTTTCAAATTCTGCGGCTGTTTTGGTATTTTGCTGACCAGGAAGTGTTTGATAAAAACGACAATAGGCCATGTAACCAAGTCTTGATCCAACACTGGATCTCTGATGCACACGACGTTTTGGTTCACACTGATGACTGGCCAAGGTGCGCTCGCGCATAAATCCTTTGCCACAAAATTCACAACGATGCGGTTGATCCATAGCTCCTGCTTGACGAGCTGCTGCTATAATCTCCCGCATTTGGTCGTTAACCATTTTCTTCAACAGTAGAATCTGATTGTGTTTTTAATGCTTGTGCAATTTGCTGATCGCTCATGCCATAACTTTGCATCAATGTTTGCAATTGCTCAGTTGAAATCAACTCACTCATGAGTTTAACATCATCAATTTTCATCTCTGGAAACAAATCTAACAACACACGAAATTTATGATTGGTGCCACCGTCTTTGGTTTTTAGTCTAGGCATAGGCGGAATAAAACTGTGCTTAGGATTATATCCACCAGGTGGAATTGTGGTCAAAGACAAATAACAGAGTTTTCCATATTTTTCAACAGAAAGGCTGCCCCCTCTGTGATTGCTATAAAGATTGTTGGCACGCAAATAATAGCGTTGTAGATCTGCACTGCCCAACACATTGCTCATATAACGATTATACAGCCAGTAAGAAAACTTCTTTTGCTGCTCAGCAGTGAGAGTATCCCAGAAGCCTCTGTCCTTGCGATTTATAGCATCAAACAGTGATTTGAGATCTATATTTGCATCTGTGTTTTTATTCTTAGGTTTCTTTGCCATGTTGTTTACCAAGCTCGGGATATGTCTACAATTTCACATTGTCGACTGATTTCTTTTACAAAATAAACACAAGAAGATTTTGGGTCATTATTCAATGGTATCGCTAGCAATTGACCTGGCTTGAGTTTGGGAAAATACCACTTTACATCGTGATATACATCAACAATGTCAATGCGGTTGTAGTCTGGCTTGCAATCACTGAGTGGATTAAAAGTAAATGCTTTGAATTCACGGTCATTGATGCTAGTGAGTGGAATCACTTCTAAATCACCATAGTCAGGTTCTCCAATCAATATCTGCCAGTTGTATGGCATGCGTATGCGTTGGCCTGCTATATTCAATACCAATGCCGGATCATTAAAAGTTTCCAAAAAAACCAATGGTATAAAAAAGTAATCTGGATCCCGGGGGTTGCTGTTATCCAACACACAAAATCGCAAATCATCAACACTTTCTGGAAAATGTGTCATTTCAAATCCAATATTGTCCGCAGTTAATATTCTCACTGGGGATTCTCCTGATCATGCACATATAATGCAATCAAAGTATAATGCAGTATTTTGAGCAGGTCTTTTCTATGATCCGCTGCTGTGCCTTTTTCACCGTAGCGATTGCTGTATTTGTCAATGTTGCCTAAACAAAAATCCAATCCTCGACCACGGTCAATGATCACCTGAGTGCTTTGCAGTTGTCGATTTTTTGAATAGTGTTGATCATAGGTAGTATCAATGTAATCAGACAATTCAGCCAACAATGCTGGCTCATTGAATTTATAATCAATCATGTTGTTGTTCTTCCTATCATTTTTGATAATATAATAATTGTGTATAATATGTCAAGTTCTCTGCTCACTTGCTGCAAACACAGTAACAGCAAGTCAAAGTCTGACTTTTTCAACACTGTATGGATAATTTGCATCTTTATAAAATACGCGGCGCTTGCTCAGGTGCCGTTTACTAAACTTGCAAGAGCTAGTAATGTCATAGATCTGCACAAAATCTTTGTCTTTGGCTCGGCGTATGCCACGCCCAATGCTTTGAATTACTCGCACAAAACTTTTGCCAGGTTCAAGCAATACCAAATTGAAGATTCTTGGAATATTGATTCCAGTTGAAGCTAGACCAAATGTAGCAATTAGTATCTTGTCTGAAGACGTTTGCACGGAATCATACTGTTCTTTGCGCGCTGCTGTTTTGGTGCTGCCACTGACAAATACACTGCCTGATAAACGCTCTGCTAGAGCTTGTCCAGTGGCCACACGATCTACCAATATCAAAGTATTGCCAGTTTGCTGCATTTGAGATATTCTATTGGCCAGCCAATCCAATCTGCGCTCGTCAGTAACCAAATATGACAACTCTTGCTGATAATTTTTGTATTCTGCTGTTTCCTGTGTTTGTAAAATCTGCACATGACATTGTGCCAAAACACCGCGTTCTTGCAATTCATTAGCAGCAAGACGGTTAATAACCAAACC